CCAGCTAACGAACAAGCTAATATCATAAGCGTTAAGCAACAACCAAAGGAGTTTTTAGATATGGAAGATATTATAAAAGCAAATTTTGATAAAAATTTGCATGAAATCAAGGGCGAGGTTAAAATTTTAAAAGATTTAACTGAAAAAATGGCAACAAAAGAGGACTTATTAACCTTAGATAGCAATTTTGCTAAATTAAATGAAAATATGCGCATGGTTAATACTAAAAGCAACACCGATGAGGAGTCTGATCTGTTTTTTAAAGCTATTTCATCTAAAAAATATGAAAGAGTACAATTAGCCGATCATGCTAAAAGTTTGGGTGGAACTAATAATTCAATTATTAATCCAGATGGCGGAATTTTAGTGCCTACATCTGTAATGAATGAATTTATTGATTTAACTTTTAATGAAACTGGATCATTAAGGAGCGCAGTCGGAGTTATTACAACTAATGAAAAATTTTCATCTATGCCTGTTGTAGTTAATGCTCCTACTGCTTATTATAGAGCCGAAGCTGAAAGAGTGAATTCTGCTCAAAGAAAGTTTTCGAATGTATTGTTTTCAGCTAAGAGTTTGGCTGTAGCAATTTCTGCAACTTGGGAATTTCTTAATTATCAGAAGGCTTATGTCAAAAACAATATTTTAACTTCTATGAGACAAGCCCTTTCTACAAGAATCGATTATGATATTTTAAACGGAGATCCTAGCATTGGGATTGAGGGTATTTTAAAAAATCCTAAAGTTCCTACATATAAAACAGCTGTGGCTGGTACTATCTCTTGGAAAGATATAGTTACTGCTAAGGCTACTTTAAGATTAGGAAGTAATCCTGTTATCATTATGCATAAAAAGACTTTAATTAAACTATGGACTGAAACAGACACAACTAATCAACCTATTTTTAATGCGGTTAATATGAACCAAATGTCAAATATCGATATGCTATTTGGGATGAAAGTAATATTAGTTGGTGATGTTGATTTAGGCATAACCTCTCAGGGAGCAAGAGATACAAGGAGCATGTTAGATACTGTAAATGCTTCGGATGCCTTTATTACCAATGCAGATGTGGTTGTCATGGGAGATTTAAGGACGGCTTATAAAATGGTGATATCAAGAGGCTTACAACTTTTTGAGGATAGCACAAACGACATGGCCTCACAAATTATAAATTGGTATGGATTTACAGATATTGACGGCAAAGTTGTAGATGAAACAGCTTTAGTTAAAATTAAAATTAAATAAGGATTATAAAAATGTTAAATAAAGATTTAAACTTATTTGCTTTAGAAAAAATTGACTTAGCATTAAGTGCAGGTGAAAACACAAGCACAGTTGCTACATCAACAGCTCATAGCATAATGTTTTTAGTTGATTTATCAACGGTAACTGGTTTTACTTCTATTGATTTTAAAGTATTAACAAAATCAAATGCGGTAGATGCTCCATGGGTAGAGGCAACAGCATTCGGAGCAACAAAGATTGTATTCGCTAATCTGGATAGCGACGCAAATAAAAGAATTTTTTCTATAGGTGCTGCTGGTGGAGATTCTGGGATGATATCATTGGTAGCAACGGTAGTAGGGAATGCAGCAGGTGCAGCCAGAATTTATGCACTACAAGAGGCAATAAGAAATATAGACGCAAATAGTAATAAGAGGTAATATATGGCTAAAAAAAATAAAGAAATTGTAGAAAACACCACTAGTTCATATCCCTTTGAATGGTTACCAGCTTGGGGCAATGTCAATCCTGAAGGATATTACCCTAAAAGGGCTTTTTGGAATAGAATACTTGCATATGATGATTTCTATGAAAATGTTGACGGTAGCGGCAAATTAATAATAAAAGCACTTGAATATATAAAAACCCCAGATCAACTAAAGTGGTTTTTTGAAAATCTTGGTAGACCTACTTCCTTAAAGGATGTGACGCCTGTTTTTTTAAAAACAAAATGTTTTTCTTGGGCATTCGTAATGATCAATGCAAATAATGAGAATGAAAGTTTTAGTAGTTCATTTGGTTTATATGATAAATTTTCGGGTAGCGATGACTACCAAGGGTTTAGTCTGCATTCTAAGAGATTGTATATGTTTGAAGGGAGATTTTTGCGTAAACTAATGGAAGCCCTCAATACTTACAATTATGGGCTTCCTCATCGTCCTCCCAAACCTTCCGATCCATCAACACTTAGAAAATTGAGGTTTATTCCATTAGAATTTTTAGTGCCAACCCCTTTTGATGAAGCTTACAATGAGGTGGGGGATATTTATAGAGACGGATATAAATTAGCTCCAGGACTCCCATATCATCAGAATTGGGAGGTTGAGAAAGGTAAATTTGAGTTTTATCACAAAGACTTTAAGCCCAATGAACAATTTTATTCTAGCTTATATTTTAATGATGGATTTACACTCACAACAACAGATGAAGAGGACAAAGCAACAAGTGTGGAAGTTGATACAGATAACCAATAATGTTTTTGATTGGGAGGCTAAATTAGAAATTATTAAGCCGATTATTCAGTTTGATAGTGTAGATTTAGCTGTAGTTAAATATTATTTACAAATAGTTGAGCAATATTTGCGCGATTATGCTGGAATCGCTATAGTGCAAAACACTTTTAAGATTATTAAAGATTGCAACTATACTTGTTATACGGGTGTTAGGAATCCTTTAATTCCAATTGTTGATTGCTTTCCTAATGCCTGTATTCCTTTTGATACTAATTTTGAGGCTGGAGCAGATCCTAGTCCAACCTTGCTATATGATATTTCAATGTGTGTTAAAAATATGTATAATGGCTGCGAATGCTTAAGTAAGCAAGCTATGCAGCCATTAAATAAATACATCAATCCAATTATGATTACAAAGGAGAGCGCATTATGTTATTGCAATCAAATGTAGAATATCAATTAACAGATAGCCAGCAAGCTATCATTGTCAAAGGCGGTCCAATAAATTTATTTGTAAAAGGTCAATTGGTTGATTTTGTTTTAGATGGCAGTTATGAAGAGGGGTTTTATAATTTACCAAGCCTAACAGGATTAATAATTAAATATACTGGTGCAGCCCAAGTTGAATTGGTGGGGGTATAATGGGGTTATTAGAAAAAGGACTGATTGTGCAACCTATCATTTTATCAGAGGTGCAATGGGGTAACATTAAGGGAACTTTGAGCAATCAAGAGGACTTAACATTGTTGATTAACACCAAAGAGCCTTTAATTAATATGGGATCATCTGCAAATTTTTTTAATGGAACAAAGCAATTTGCTCCCATAATAGCCTCCAACGTTGTAACTGATTCGACTAAAAGATTTATATCTGATGCAGATTTTAATAATTTTAATAGCAAATCAGAGAAAAGACAATTAATTAATTTTACATGGACAATTGATAGACAAGGTTTTAGTAGTCAAATAGCATCAAGTGCTACACCAATTAATTTTTTACAATTTTTAACAGGAACCCCAGCGCCAACGATTGCTATCAGTAGGCATGAACAACAACTAAATCAAGTTGTAAATTTTACTTTTGATGCAAGCAATCCATTGTCTCCTATTTTAATATTCCCCGTTATTGATGGAGAGGTAGATTACCAAATAAGAATTTCAATTAGTGGTAGTTTTGGCGGAGCGACCTCATCCTCACGAATAATGCCTTTTGATATTCAGAGGGCATCAGATAATACTTTTTTGGGCAACGTTAAGTATGTTAAAAGTTTAGGCAGCAACAATGTGAGTGCTGAATTTATCAACATCACTACTAGAACTATAGCGGCAAACGACAACTTTAGTGAAACTGGGATTAGGTTGCTGTTAACACAAGATACAAATACAACTTTTACTTTAACAAGAGCCCAGCTTTATATTAAAGCTGAAATTATAAAACTAAATTAGCAAAGAAAAATGATTTGTAAGAAGCAAATTTGCAGGAGAATTGAAGTTAAGATATATGAACAAATAAGAGACTCTAGTAAATTTGATAGTTTACAGGCGGAAACTCAATTTCAAGAAATATTTACTTGTTATGCAGAAGTTAAACATCTTAATCCAACTCTCATTTATAACGGACAAGATACGATGCTAAATGAATTTACCCATAAATTAAGAGTTAGATACAATAAAGATTTTTTAAGAGAACAACTTTATGTAGAAATAAATGGCTGGCGGGGAGAAATTAAAAAAGTAATCAATTTAAAAGAAAACAATATAGACTTAATAATTTATGTAAGAAGGCTAGATGATAATAATTGAAGTTATATTGAAAAACAAAGAACCTCATATAGATTTAGCTAAAGCATTAAGAAACATGGGGCGCAACGTAAAATCTACTTTTTTACAAGACTATCAATCTGGAACTAAAACAGGCAGAAGATACGGCTCTCACATTGCGTCAGCGCCCAATGAAACACCAGCTAGGATAACGGGGAATTTAGGCAATAAGTTTGTTGTTATAAGCAGAAAAACTGAAGTCGATTTTGTTGATAATAGTGGTTATGGCGCATATCTTGAATTTGGCACAAAAAGGATAGCCGCGAGGAAAGGGGTTATTTCTGCAATAAATAATAATTTAGCAAAGTTAAATAATGAACTATCAGAAAATAGTTAATAGCCTAATATATAGTCTACCTTTTTACACAGAGAGATTTTGTGAGAAAATAGATGTTATAAATTATATGTTTGACATTAATAATAAATCATTAATGTTAACTTTAAATACAAGCGATTTCTCTAAATGTAGAATAGGGTATCCAATAACTTTAATTTTTTTAAGAAAATTAGAGGCTTTAGAAGTTGGTAACATTGGAAATTGTTTGCGTTTAAAAAAACCAGAAACTTTAAATAGGTTGTTTATTGATGGTATAGAGAAAAGTTTTAGACAAGATAGCGATGATTATATATTGCTTGATGAAAACATTGTTTTTGATAACAACATTGTTATACAAACAATTGATTATGTTTATTTATCAAAAACAGTCATTATTTTAAATAAAGATAACAATTTAAATACGATTTCAGTAAATTATGGTAAAATTATTACAGGATTAGAAGATTATAGCTTATATAAAATATATATAAACCATAAAGTCGAATTGTTGGCTGATATAAGCAATATTAATTATTATATTGATAAGAAGAATGAGCTAAAGGCACGCGTATTTGTTTTGCCAATGCAGTCTAATTCTTCTCGTTCAATCCATAGTATAAGCGATGCCATTACAGAACAAAATATTGGCTCAGATTTTATACAGACAAGGATTAATAATTTCATGGTTATGTTATTTTTGCCAAATGATCTTAATAGTAAAGGTGGTCTCACAATGTGTAATCTAAAGCAGTTTGATATTCCTGCCGTGATAAAGTCTTTAGCTGGCTTAAAGCTTGGCTCAGATTATAACCCCATATCTTATAAACAAGATAGTTTAAGCGAATTCAACAATGGTTATATTCTTTACGGAATATTGTTTGAATGTATTGAGCTCTTTAGTAAACATAACATAGTAGTTAGTGAGGAGTTTTTATTAAGTAAATTTAATATTTTAGGAGACAAAAATAATGATTAACAAGCCAGAAATTAATTTAACACTGCAAAAAGCGGATAGAACGTTAGGCCTAGCAGCTCACAAAGTGTTGTTAGTGGGCAGATATACGAGTAATATTTATATAAAAAATGCTCTTATTGATAATTTAGATAATGGCCATTTAAAAAATATGGTTAAATTTTATAAAAAAATAGCTCCAAGATCTAGCATTTATATATTAGGAGTAAATGGGTCGGCAACAAAAGTACAAGCTAAAGCTACTATAAATGTTCCGATAGGAGTTGAAGCGGCTACTGTTTTAACAATAAATATACTAGATGAGATGCTAGTAGTAAACTTGGCAGCTCAGATGTCTCAAGAGGATGTTATTGAGGCTATAAATACGGCCCTATTAACATCTCAATATATTGTAGGTGTAGAAGTTGCTGATGGTATATTAACATTAACCACGTCTTTAATAGGCACTTTAGGCAACAATATATATTTTGATCTTCAAGGCAGCGATACTATTACAATAACAGGGTTTACTGGGGGCAGCGGAACTGATTTAGTAAATTTTGCGGCTATAGGAGATGATAGATATCAAACAATCTGTTTAAGCTCGGAGTTTGAGCCAACACCAATGTCACAGTTATTAAAATCAAGAGAGAATGTGCCCAATCAAGTGCTAGAAGGAGTTGGTTTTTATACTATACAGAATGGCAATCCTAATTCCAGTGATTTTGAAGATAATTTTAATAATATGTGGATCTCTAAGTTGGGCGTAAAGCTATCTAATCAGCATCGGGATATGGTAACGGTGGCATTGGGAGCCTTGAGATATATTAGATTTACTGAAAATGAAGACACTAGCTTATTTGTAGATAATTCGGCTGGATTAGATAACAAAAGAGGCGGTATCGGTATGGCTTCAATTCCATATCATAATACTAATTTAACTAAATATATCAGTGTTATTGAAGATTTTACCATTAATGAAACATCTATTTTAGAGAGCAAAAGAGTGGGTGTTATTGGTAAAGATACAAGTGGATTCAATATCTTATTAGGGAGTATGTTTACCACTGAAGTGGTCGATAATCTAGGGAATCCTGATACTACTTATAGATTTTTAAATAATGTCGATGTCTCTATGGTTTTAAAAGAATATTTTTATAATAATTTGAAAAAAGATTTTGCTCAATCCACTATGGTTAGAGCAAATGCAATCCCTGAAAGAGGGCAAAAAACAACTGTGGATGTTAAAGCAAAACTAAATTTATATTATTTAGCTTTAGTTGAGTTTGGAATTGTTGAACGTTTTGATGATTTTAAAAAGCAAGCAATAGTTGAATTTGATTTTATTAATGGGATTATTAAAATAAATTATATCTTCTATCCAGTCCAAGCTATTAGAGGTATATCGGGAACATTAAGCATAAAAATAGGAGATTAGAAAATGTTAAGGAGCAATGATTCATTAAAAATAGATGATATTTCAGTGGCTTATATTGCTAATTCAATGGAAGTTAGGAAGCCCTTCCCAGAAGGAAGTATAATAGCAAGTAGCATGGGGGGTGGCAAAACTAAAAATGATATCAGCGTAGATGATTCAACTGCAAAACAATATGTTAAGTTTAAATTAACTACAACTAATGGTAATATAAATTTAGCCACATTATGGAAGCAAAATTTTGTGGCAGGTCTTGCTTCTGTTATTCAAGTTGGCGAAGATGTTTTTCAAAACATGAGATTTACGGGTGAGCTTATTGAGCCTAGATCTCACGAGGGCGAAATAGAAATAAAATTTGAGGGTTAATATAATGAAAGAACTAAGCGGAACTATTGAGTTTGGACTAACAACTCCTATTAAATTAGCATTTAACGGTAGTCAAATTGAAGTAAAAACTTTAGTCATTGATAATGATAAAATGGCATCAACAAAATTAGCCTTGAAGGTTGATAATTATTTTGTACATGCTATAGTAAAAAGCCAAAATCTACTAACGAATGATAAAGATAAAAAATATTCTCAAGATTTAAATACACAAGACAAAGAAACCATATTGGATAAAGAGCCTCTTAGTAAGGCATCAATTTCAGCAACTGGAGCTTTTGCAAGATCAAATCTTGATGAAAATACTTTGAAATATATTTTTGATACATTTTGCCTTTTAGGATGTATTTTTTATGAAAATCCAGATGATCTAGCAAGAAAAAACATCTTAGAACTGTTTCATATTAAAGATATTGATTATATTGTAGGATATTATGCTGTAAATTTTACTTTATCGCGGCTACAGGGATAACTGAAAGGTGGTATTTTAATACCTCTTATATGTGCAAGTATCTTAACACAGGTCTTGACTTCTGGTATGATTGCACCATATATCAATACCAAAGATATTTAACTGTATGCCGAGATTTAATAGAAGAAGAAAAAAGACAGCAAGAAAAAAGGCGATGATAAATACAACATTATATAGATTAAAAGCTATTGATGAGGCGACAAAAGTTATTAAAAGGGTATCGGCTCAATTAGAGAGTACTAGAAGAATAGCTGCAAGGTTCTCTATAGCTTTTGCAGCTATGCAAAATTCTTTTAACACAATGGAGAGGAATCTTGACGGAGTATCTAATCAATTTGTGAGAATAGGGTTTATAGGAACTACTGCATTAACGATGGCAGGTAAAAAAATCTATGAGTTTGAACAGCAAGTTAACGCAATGTCGGCAGTTAGTGGTTTAGCTAGAGGGGAAATTCAAGAATTAGTAGATACTGCAGAAGAATTAGGAAGAATTACAGAACACTCAGCCACACAGGCTGCAACTGCGGGAGTAAGCTTGCTGAGAATGGGCTTTAACGTTAGTGAAGCGAATGGCTTAATGAAACAAGCATTAGCTTTAGCGACTGCAGGACAATTGAGTATGGCTGATGCAGCGGAGTTGTTAGGGGTAACTATAAAAAGTTATGGTTTTAATATTTCTGAAGCTGGGCGCATTATTGATGTTTTTTCAAAAGCTGCGGCAAGTGGCAATATTACAGTAGCCGAAAGTCAAGAATTGATGTCAAAAGCTGGCGCTATTGCTAGACTTAGTGGGGTAGATTTTGAGTATTTAGTGTCTTCTTTTGTAAGCATTAGAGATAGAGGCATAGAGGCAGGATCGGCCGCAAGAGGAATAAGCGCCTCTATCGCTAAATTTGCAAAGCCTACCAAAGAGTCACAATTAGCTATAAGATCATTGGGTGTCGATTTTAATAAAATTAAAAAACTGGGTGGTGGCTTTAAGGAGATTATAGAAGCTTTGGGGAAGACGCAAATAACAGAGGCGGAGGCGGTATCAATTTTTGGTTTAGAGCATGTTAAAACAGGGTTGGCTCTTGTATCTGCAACTAAAGCTACTCGAGAGCTAAATAATGAGTTGATGAATAGTGTGGGTTTTGCAAAACGAGCGCAAGATGCTTATATGCAAGGATTGCCGGGAGCATTCAAATTATTTGTTTCAGCCTTAGAGGGTGCTATTTTGTCTGTTGGTGGGGATGGAGGCTTAAGTTCAGCAATGATTGCCGTTTTAAACTCTGCAACTTCTTTAATAAATATATTTAATAATGCGAATCCTTCTGTAAAACAACTTGTAACTGCATTTTTACTCTTAACTGCTACAATGTTAGGAGTGGGAATAATATTAAAGGTGGTGGCTTTTTCAATTGGAGGCTTAAGTGCGATTTTAAGTATATTTAAGGGAGCGATTATAGCTATAAGAGGTGTTTTAGTAGTTTGGCAAGTTATAAATTGGGCTTTAGCAGCAAGTTTGTCTGCTGTTGGAGTAAGTTTGTCACCGATTATTATAGGAATTGTGGCTTTTGTAGGAGCTTTAGCAGGGATATATCTAGCTTATCAAAAGATCAAAAGTTTAATTACTGGTGAAAAAATGGATTTAGGGGGGGGGTTTGAGACTTTAGTAAATACAGTCAAAAATTTTAATATTAATAATTTTATGCAAGGTAATGTAGATATTAATGTGAAAACACAAGAAGGGGTTGTTGCAGAAATTACAAATATAGAAGGTAAAAATATGAAATTGGGAGTGCAACACTAATGCTTTTTGATGATTTAGTCCCAGCAAAATTTAAAAATGTTAGGCTGCTTGTACGTAAAGAATCATTAACTTATGGATTATTAAAACAAGAAAATCTTAGCCCGACCCTTTCTAATATTAGAAGTTTTACTAATTTAATTAAAATCCCAGAAAAAATTACTTTAGATATAGTTTTTACTGGAGTTACTGCAAGCTTTGATGCACAGAGATTTTTACAATTAGCAAATGAACAAAATTCAGGTAGATTAATTATCCCTACTTTTGGCTTATTTGATAGCATGCAAATAGTCGACCCCCCTGTTTTAAACACCGATATGACTAAAGTGGGCGTAATAAATACAACTGTTACTTTTGCAAAAGTGGTAAATGAAAACAAGACTATAAATTTATTTGCCAAACTTGAAGCGGGACTGCAGATATTAAGAAAAGCAGTATATGCTATCAATGATGCTTTCTATATATTTACTAACGTACAAGGAGCCATAGTATCAATACAAAGTGGCATAAATAATGCTTTAAATGGAGTAAATGCTGGATCGATTGCTATAAAAGATTTAAGCAATGCATTTTCTTTAAATAGCTTCTTAGAATCAGTTCAATTAAAGTTACAATCAACTGAAAAGGCTTTGGTTAAAGATATTTATTTAGATATCAAAGCTGTGCCAATTAAAACTAACATAAATCAATTAATAAATAAACAAGCACAATCTTTGTATATATCTTTGATTACTTTTCAATTAATAATTGGCATAGCATATATGGAGCAAGCTAGCAACATTGATTCATATAACTCTCAAGAAGATATAAAAAAAGAATTAACATTTTTAACCTTTTTATCAAACGACCTAATTACTCAAAATTTTTTAAGTAATGAAGTTTTAAATTTAATAAAACAAAGCCTTGAATTTTTGACCAATCTTTTAAATGATACTTTTGATAACTTGCCAGAAGTTTATACTATAAAAGTTCAGAATGAAAGCTCTTTACTAATAGCATATAGAACAACTGGAGATATCGACAATGTTAATTTAATTGAAAGAATTAATCCTCAAATTAATAATATTGCGGATATAACTGGATTAGTAACATGTTTGAAATTCTTATAAACAACAATTCTGTTGATTTTTTTGATGGATTTAATTTTAAGCAAAGATTTAATGCTATAACATCAGAATTGACTATTAATTTTGATTATGAGCCCAATATCAATACAGGTGATATGATTCACTTAAAATTTAATAAAACCTATTTATTAACAGGTTATATAGATAATAAAGAAGTAGAATTTTCTGCTCAAGCAATTAAAGCAGTAATAAACTGCAGAGATAATACTGCGGATGTTATAGATAATACTATAAATCAAATTTCTAGAGATAGAAATTATTCTTTTGTCGGTTTAATTAAGGAATTAACGGGATTAGAAGTAATTAATCAGTCTGGTGATCCTTTGGTATTAGTGGAGCCTGTAGAAAGTGCGCTAGGCATGAATTTAGCAGATTTTTTGAATTCTATTGCTAAGCAGCTAGGTGTATTTTTACAGCCAGACGGGAAGGGTAATATTGTTATTATTAAAGTTAAATCTTCTTTGGCTACTCCTAAAGAAATATTGAATCCTATCTCCTATAGATTGCAGAATGATATTTCAGAAAGATATTATCGTTATACTTGTTATGCTAAAAAAGATAGCGAAATTAGCCCTGATGTATTAGTGGCACAAGTTTTTGATAATGAAATAAGAGAGACACGACTCTGTGTTTTTCAAGCTGATAGGACGATAGCAGAAACAAGAGAGCTTTTACAATTAACTAAAACTAAACTAAATCTACATAGAGCAAAAGGTAAATCTGTTTATATTAAAATCCCTTTAGAAAATAGTTTATATAAGATTGGAGATTATGCTTTGTTTCAAAATAAAGTTTATTTTATTGATGAAATCAACTATAATATTACCATAAACAATAAAACTGTAGATTTAAGATTGGTAGATAAGGATACTTATGTATTTAGCTAAATATCTCGGAAATGGTTATTTTGAAACTCAAAGTAAAGATAAAACTAAAATAACTCGTAAAATCCAAGTTATGGGATTAACAACAGAACTTATAGAAAATAATTATTATCTAGCTTGCAATGTTGATAATAAGATGGCGGTTTTACCTCTGATTTTAGCAGGGAACATCATAAATCAAGACTTAATTTTGCAGAATTCTAATGCTGCAATTTCTCTTGATGCATTGGGTACAATATCAATTAAAACAGGATCTACAGAGATTACTTTAAATAAAAACAATGATCTTACCCTTACCTTGCCGGCTAGCAAAAAGTTATTGTTAAATGGTGTTGAAATTTTAACAAAAAATGCAGTAATTTCTTCTCCTAGCGGCCCCTGCTTAATTATAAATAGCGGTCAAGCATGATAGATTTAGAATTAACCGATAATTTAGATTTAAAAATTGAAAATGGAGATTTAATTACTACACAAGATACTTTGTTGAATGAAGTATTAGTTGCGACTACAACAAACTCTTTAGATATTGGAATGGATTATAATTTGGGTGGTTGGATGAACGAAGATATAGGCAATAGAATTTGGGTGATTTTATATCAAAACCGTTTTAATTCAGAAACAAGGAGCGAAATTAAAAGCGAATTGCGCCAATCCTTAATTGATTATGGCAATATAGAATATTCAGTTATAAATTCTCAAGAAGGGACAATTAGCGCTTTTTTGGATTTAATTTTAAACAATGGATTAAGACAAAAGTTTGACTTGATTATGGGCGACAAGAATGAGTAAAGCAGAATTAAAAGAAATCGAGGCAACTTTCCAAAATAATTTAAAAAGTGTTTTGCCAGAATATCAAATATCGGCTAAAAACAATGTTTTAAATATTTTATTTAGAAGTATGGCGAGCTATATATATCAATTAATAAGAAAAAGCAACAAATATGTTGACTGCTTAACTGAAATAGATAGCGTAACAGGAACACAATTAGATTATAGGGCTAGTTTTTATAGCATTACCAGAATACAAAAAACAAAAGCAACAGGTGTTATAATATATTTAGGCAATCTTGGTGGAGTTATCCCTGTGGGTAGTTATGTATTAGGTGGATCTTATATTGTAACTAGTACTTCTGCAATTGCTCTCCAATCTTTTCATGGGGTTGTTTCAGTTAATTTACAACAAGCTATCGTCACTTTACCTAATACAAACATTTTACCTAATAATATTAAAATATTGGTAGATTTTAGCAATATAATAAATCAAGAAGTAACGATTTCAAATTGCAATGAAACTACATTTAGCTTTTCTTTTGAAGGAAGTATCCCTTCAGGTGATTACCCCATAACCTTTAACACATTAATAGGAATCATTAGCATATCCTCTGTAGAAGAAGGAGAAAACCAAAATTTAGAGGGGAATACCCAAGGAGAATTGTCAAACTTATTTGATAATGTATTGCCTAATTTATATGTATCTCCACAAGGTATAACGGGGGGGCAAGATTTAGAGAGTGATGTAAGATTAAAAAAACGCTGGAGAATTGCCAGAGCGGGATATGTAGCTTATTTTTCGCCAGATCATATTAAATTACAGCTTTTGTCTTCTTTCCCCAATATGACAAGAGTATTTGTATTAAGAGCTACCCCAGCCACTGGTAAATGCACTATATACGCTCTTTTTGAAAATCGACTTAGTATTTTACCTAATCAATCTGAAATAAATGAAATAAAAAATTATTTATCTACGCTGGCGCCAGCTACAATAAGCAGAGATGATATGATTGTGGGGGGGGTAATTTTACTGCCGATGGATATACAAATTATTAATGTAACTCCTAATACAATAGAGATGAATCTATCAGCCAGAAAAGCTGTAGAAGCTTTCTTTTTAAATGAAGTTGAAGTAGGGCAATCTGTTACCCCTGAAGCAATACGGACTTATCTTTTACCTAATACAGCTGATATAAACAATAATAAACTTATAAATATTGAAATAGTCGCTACGACTAATAGTGCTCAAGGTAATGAGTTAATTGTTTTAGGAGAAATTAATTAATGAAGAATATTTTTAAATATTTACCTAATGGAATTATTTTTAATAAAAGATATCTTAATAATTTTAAATGGCATAAATTGCTAACTTCTATAGAGACTACTGTTGAAAAATATGATAGCCAGCTAGATGAAAATATAAAAATTTTTGAAAACAAGTTTATAAACTCTTGGAGAAAATTCTTAGGATTACCTGATAATGTGTTTTATTTTGATATTAACCCCTATAGAGAAATGCTGATAAAACTAGCCCCCAAAAGCAATACCACATCATCTATATATACTACGTTATCCCGATTGGGTATATACATAACAATCTTTCAAAGCGCCAACAATCATTTTGCTTGTGCCATAAGTAGAAAGAGTACGGCGCTTGACAATAAAGCTTTGGAAGCAGTATTGCCACTTGAGTTGATAGGTGGAAGTGCCATAGAAGGAGAAAAGATAAAGTTGCAAATAGAAAGATATCTAGATAAAATCTTACCAGCTACTGCAACTTATATAGTAGAAATATTGGATTAAGGATTAATAATGAGGCAATATCAAATAAAAGCTAATTCACAAGGTACGGGTGACGAAGCAACAAATTTTATGAATGCACAAGAATTCAACTCCCTTGCTAAAGCATTAAATAAAATTGCAGGTCAAGTAGGGGTTCCCTTTTCAAGTATAGCTCCTGCCTCTTTTGAGGATACGGACAATACAGTACTTAGTAGAGCAATACAATCTCTAGTGTCCTATATGTCTGCCTATGAAGATGTTACATTAAGCAGTGAGCCGAATTCAAAAATATTAGCTTCGACTTATCCTAGTATAAGCTTGCAAACAATATTGCAAAAAGGCTTTAGACTAAGTTTCATTAATAATCATGTAACCACAGGCGCAGTTACAATTAAAGTAGGGGATTTTGATATTAAGCCATTTGTTAGCAAGGAAGGATCACAACTAAATGCTGGTGATATGGCTCCCAATACTTTAATTGATGCTTTTTATGATGGCTCAGTATTTAGAGCTTTAAATATTAGTACTACTAGGCAAATAGGGCTAATGTATTTTGGAGTTCAGCAAGGCAACTCTTTATTGTGTAATGGCGCCGCTTATCTTAATACGCAATATCCAGAATTATATGCTAGAATTGGAACTACGTATGGATCAGATGGAGCAACTAAATTTAGAGTTCCAGATTTTCAAAATAGAGTTCCTCGAGGTGTTGGTTCTTTAATCAATCATGGGGAAAAACAAGGAGATGCTATAAAAACCTTCGAGTTTTCTTTTAATACTAATACAGCTGGGGGCTATGCTGGCCTTGGTCTTTTGTCGGGAGCTGGCACCGCTACCCCTGATCTTGTAAAAATTTATAAAACTGCAACAAGAACCCAGAATGGCATTGCAGTTCAGAACGGGACTTATTACAGCAATTTTGATGGTGTAGCTTTTAGAATTAGCGATGGCAACAATGAAACAAAGGTTAAAGCTACAGGGGTAAATTTCTATATTTTTTATTAATTTTTAATTTGCATAAGGAGAACAGAGTTGGCGTTAAAGGATGTTTTTAAAAAAAGACAAATAGTTTTTTATAATAGATTATGGCAGAATATAGGTGGTTTTTATAATGATTTACTTTTAACAAATTTAAAAATAAAGCGAAGTAATTGGATTGAAAAATTTAGCTTAGTATTTACTGTAATATTTTTAATGCTATTAGGTGACTGGGTTTACAATTGGAATTATACATTTTTCTTTGATTTTGTTAACTCTCCTGCATTGAGAGCGGCAGATGCAATATTTAATTATATGGATATAGCTTTAATAGTAGCAGTATATCCTGTATTAGTTTTACGTAGCAAATTTTGGGCTTATATATCTATTGTAATAGCAACTAACAGTTTAATTCATTATATAGGCCTCAATCAATTATTTCCTATGGATTTTGTTTTGCAATCTTTTAAAGATAAAGTATATTTAATTAAATGGGCTTTAAATTTATTTATTTTAGCTCCTATTCAATTAAAATTGCTGTATGTATGGGCAGAATAAATCTTGTATGAAAGCTTAAAAGAGTTTAATAGATGGATATTAGAAATAGGCAAAGCCCCTTGGATTGCCTATTTTATATTTAGTATTACAGCTTATATATATTTAAGTAAACTACTGAGAGTTGAGAAAATACTTGATGAGATGAATAGTTTAAGGTCGACTTATATTAAATCTAACTTTGAAATTACTGAAAAGCTTAGAAAAAATGATGATAAACTAGAGGAGCTTACAGATAAATTTAATGAATTTGAAAAAAAATTATCTGTATTATTCCCTCAAGAGTTTTCGAAACAAGATATTAAAGCAAAGGTAGTTAAAAGTAAAAAACTATAATTATTACTTATTTTTTATCAATTTGTAAATCTATATCTTTTTGACAACCACAACAATAAAAAATTAAATTGGATAATTTATTCATTTTTTCTTATATCTTATAATTGCTTATTATCAATTCGTTACCTTTTATTCTTTTACCTCTTATCGAATAAGAAGTTGAAACTTCTTTTATATAGTGCTTATTAAATAGTTCCCTAATATATTCATGGTCATTTATACTTAAAATAAATTTACCCCTGATGTTTGATAAGCATTTATTTAATCTTGTATGGTCTTCTTCTTTAAACTTAATTTTATAACCAGAGCATTTATAATATGGAGGATCGCAATAAAAAAGCACATGCTTACCATCATAGCGCGAGATAAAGCCCTCAAAATCTAAGTTCTCAATATTTACAACTTTTAATCTATTATAAACTGAATCAATTCTAGAAAAAAGTTTATCCACATTGAGCCTGCTACCATGCAAATTATCAACGCCATAAACACAAGAGGTAGCAGAGCCCCCAAAACGAAGCCTCTGTAGATATAAAAATCTAGCGGCTTTTTCAACATCTTTTAAACTATTAAAATCTAAACTTTTTAATCGATAAAATTCTGATCTTGAAGATAACGCATATTTAAATTGCTTTTTTAATTCTTCTGGCCTATCTCTTACTACCTTAAATAAATTAATAATTTCATCATTACGATCATTAATTACTTCGCATCTAACTATTTGTCTTTTTTTAAAGAAAACACCCCCCATGCCAACAAAAGGCTCGCAATAAGCTTGATGTTCAGTACTTCTTATAATTCTGCCAATTTCTTTAGAGAGAAGATGTTTTCCTCCCATCCAAGGCGCAAGGGTTTTAACTTCATCTATTAAGTCAACGTTTTTGTTGATATCAAATAGTTCAATTTGGCCCTCTTTGTCACTCATAAGACAACGCCTTTATTTATATTTTTTGTTGTGCTATATATTTTTCAACAGCAGATTTATAAAACCTTAATCTTGATTTTGGTTTACCTGTTAATCTAAACCCTCCCAATTCTTTTGCCAAATTTATTACAAAAACCGGCTGTACTTGTAATAACTCAGCTACTTGTTTTGAGTTTAATATAATGTCTTTATTATTAATATTGTTTATTTCTTGCATCTTTTATTGTCCTCTATGTTTATTTGGGTTTATTAATTTTGATCTACTTATTATAAGATAGTATGTTTTTTTATAATATCAAGCAATATTTCAATATTATTTACTACATAATAGTGATGTCCTAATTCCTTAAGTTTACGCTCAAACTCTTTTTGCGCCGGTGTTTGTTTTTTATTTTCATGCTTAACTTCCACATATAAGGTAATATAGCCTTTAAGTGGTATAATGAGGTCAGCAACCCCTCTTAACAACCCCTCGGCCTCATAGTATTTAACAAGATGTATTCTGCCATTGACAGCCTGATTAGGCACAGCAAAAAAAAATATATTTTTCTCTTTTAATATTTTACACATTTGAGTTTGCAAAATATGTTCATGATCAACTCTCTTTTTTTTTACTAATGCCATTGTTTTTATTTTCCTATTATTTTATTGTTATTTTTTCTATCTTCAAATTGTCCATTAATAATATTAAAATAATCCACCTCCAACTCGGATTTTCGGCAATAAAAGTTAAAGGAAATAATTTTTATTTTTTATATTTTATTCTTATCATTATTTTTCATATTTTTAGCTAGCTTTAAAAGCTTAAACAAGCCTATTTTTACTATCCATAATATAATACCTACTATTTGTTTACTTGTTGCCGCGTCTGCTTCGGTTAAATTTATTTTATCTTTTGCTTGATTATTATTAATTTCAGTTTTGGTTTTTTTAAACATTTTTTATGTCCTTTTGTTAATCAAATTTCATTATGTTTTTAATAATTATTGTTATATTCTTTGGATTCCCAAGTTGATTTTCTATTTTTTCTATTACAAAGTTTATATTATTATATGAGTTTTTCTTTTTCACATCCAATTTAATTGCAAATCTTCCAACGCCTTGTTTATCCTTGTCGTCTTTATAATCATAATAATAATATAAAATATATTAAATACAATTTTCTTCTTTTAAATATGTTCATTTTCAATCTCCTTATTTGTTTTTGCTATTACATCGTTATCTTTATATCTTATTAAGGCCAAATATACTTTAAGATATTTTAGTATGTTTGTCAATCTTTTATTTCCCTTTGTTTTCATTAATTTATATTATATTTTCTTTGTTGCCTCCGTCTGCTATACAAGTATTTACTCCTATGTTTTAATTCCTTTAGCTTGATAATCTTTTCTTTTACTTTTATAGCCTTAAGATCTGCTTCAATTATCTCGCCAGCTTCATCTGCTGTTACTTCTAGATAGGGTAGCCCTAAAACGTTTAGGGTTTCTTTAGCAATTTTGTGTATATCATCTTGAATCATTTTGCCTTTTAATCGAAAACCATCATCAACTAACTCATCTAAGGGCTTTAATAATAATATGACTGCATCCTTAAACCATCCTTCTATTATCTTTGTTGTTGCCAAGTGCATAGCATAAGGATATAGAGTAGTATCTTTGTTTAAATATGATAGCTCTACATTTACATTGAAGTATCTAATATAATACAATGGGTCTAATATGCATCTATCAAATACCCAATGTTGTTTCTTTTTCAATAGATCATATGCTTTAGCTGTGCTATCATAAAACCCTAACAACCCTATTTCACTAAATCCGTAACGCTCCTTGTCTTCAGGGGTAAACATAAAATTAGGCTCTCTGGATAAACTCCTTACTAACTCGCCCATTATGTTAACCGAGGGGTTGTCTATATATTTATTTACAATTGTACTTTTGCCGCTGTTGTGTGTACCTGTTAATAAAAATTTCACCACTAACTCCTTTGTCTATTTTTTTTATTTTAATCTTTTAACTTGTCTGAAATTGTCGACGTATTTATGCATACATTTTTCTCTTAAAATTCTCTTCCATCCATAATTAAATTTGTTTAGAAAAACATCTGTAGTCATTTTTAAATGCCATGGAGTGAGTTTTTTTGCTACAGGCTTTTTATTTATAAACTTCCTCTAAGGATTTATCATCATTAGATCTTATACGAGATCTTCTTAATAAATCTAAAAATTCATTTTCAGTTTTGCAGGTCATTATATACCTCCATAATTTGATTGTAATTACTATTATTTTATATTGCCACAAAGTTGTATAATGTAAAGAATAAAATTTTAATTTTAAAGTTTTATTCTTTACATTGATTATTAGATTGGTATTTATTTAATCTTATTTGAATGAATGTTGTAACTCATGCTTTTAATCTCTTGTTTTTTATTAAAACGGTATTTCATCATCTAAAATATCATCGTTAATTTGTATAGGGGGCTTTACGTCTTGTTTTAAATTATCAATTATGCTTGGTTGAGCTGTATGGCTAGGAACAATTTTACTTACGGATAATGATAGATACATATCTCCGCCTTTGCGTGTATTCTTCCAAGCTGATATTGAAAAATCAATGCCCTCTACATTTATTGATCCCCTATAATCTGGGTGATTTTCAGTTTTTTTATAGTTATTAATAAAAAGACCACCTTTATTTAGTTTATGTTCAAAGTTTTGTGTAGACAATTTTATTCTCCTGTTTCTGGTTTATTCTTTATTTTTGTAAAAGAGTGACTAATTTTAAATTCTTTGCTGTTTTTTTCAAAATATTCAGGATGATCTATAAACAGCTGAGCTTTAATAGTAGGCTTTAAAGTATTAATTATAGTATCTTTGTTTTGGTGTATTCTAAAATCATTATTTACATAAGCATTATTATTTAGTAGTTCGCCTATTTTCTTTTTAATCTCCTCTTCTTGTAATTCTATAATTTCCTTTTCTTGTTGTTTATCTTTTAGTAATTTGCACAACTGGTCAACTTGCGCAAATTTATTTATAATGTCTTCATCATCAATTATTTCTCCTAACTCATTAGTTAAAAAAATCTGATTATCTAAATTTGTTTTTTTGTATTTCATATTGTTTCCTTATTTTCTATTATCTCTTTATTTTCATTTAATATTTTTTCAAAAATATTTTTTAGATTAGCTTCTTCTTTATATTCTAATATATTTAATTCATCACGGCTTTTAGCTAGTGGGAATTCTGCGCTAGTATCTGTAATGAAATATCTTTTACCTTGTTTTTCTTGGCTATCATTTTCTTTAATTAAAGTAAATACAAAATCGAAATATTGCCTAATACTATTTTTAAATCCTCCGCGAAGATTAATTGATGTAATGCCATTGTCAACAAGAGGTAGAGCTGTTACTATGATATTTGTATTAATTTTGCTAAAAGCTAATACAAGATGCATCATCTGTATAGCGAGTTCACCATATAGCTGCTGAGTATTAGCCATAAATTTAGGGATATTTCTCAATTCATCTTCTATAATAGCAGAAATTCTAGTTATACTGTCAAAAACCACATAATCATATTTAGCCATACCATCTATACTTTTTTGACTTGTTATGTATTTTATTTGCTCAAAATTAAAGCATTGAAAAGCTGTAATATTATCTTTGTTATTAATAATATGATTTGTAACAGACTTCAAACCACGCTCAAAATCAAATATAAGGACTTTTTTATCTTTTCCAATTGTTTTAATTAAAGATGTTTTACCTATACCGCTTTCTCCAACAACCAATATTGTTGCATGATTTTTTTTTGAAAAATCATAAGGGATTAATTTAGCGTCGCTCATTGCTTATTCCTTATTTATATTTTGTTGCAATTGTTCTTCATAATAAGACAGCTCTAAATAAAACAAATATTCTTGCTCATCATTTTTTAAAGTTTCAAAAGTTTCTTTATCCATTTTAACCTCTTTTTTATTATTTTTAATGATTAATCTATTTATAAATATACTTTAAGATATTTTAGTATCTGTGTCAACTATTTATTTACAGTTTTTTATATAAGCAATATTGCCAAAACTAAATAACTTTGCTACAAAGTATTCGGGTAAAGACCACCCAATATATTCATGTTGTCTCCGTCGCGCTTTATGTTCAGGTAATTCTTCATATTTCTCATATTTTTCATTCCTCTATTTATTATTTAAAGTTTTGTGTTGATAAAAATCTAGTTCTGCATAAAGCATTTTTAGAGCCTCGTCATGTTCTACTGCGGCTTGTATTGCTTCTTTGTTCAATCTATGAATATTTTGTACATGATGACGAGCTATTCTTTTATCCATTTTTAAATTATCTTGTCTATATTCAGCCAATTCTCTAAAAAAGTCCTCCAAACTTTCTTGATGTCTATTCGCTTTATTTAAAAATTGTTGTTTTGCTTCATCAACTCTGTTTACTTGAAACCATACTGCAATATTATCAAAGTCTTGTGACTTATTTATTAATTCTTTTACAATGTTTATATCTATATACGTCATTTTTTAAAATCCTTTTTTTATAAAACGTTATTTTATTTGTTACAAATTGTTTTCATACATAATAATTTTTGAATTCACAGATGTATAAGGGAAGATATTATTATCTAAAAACTTTATTTCTTGATAGGAGGGATGAGATAAAAGCACGGGTACAACTAATACAGCTTTATTGCATAAAGTTTTTATTTTATTTAATATTTCCATATTGTCTTTAGGAGATAAAAAAGGGATATTGGAAATAATAATATCTACCTTGGGAAGCTCAAAATTAAAAAAATCTTCATGAAAATAAGTAATATTGGTTTTGTCTTTTAATGCTATTTGCGCTACGATGTGCTCCAAATAACATATATCATTAAAATAAATATGCCTACATTCAGGAAGATTCTCAAGGATCTTCCCAGTACCTCCAAGATAATCTGCTACAGTATGTTCAGGTTTTATTTGCGACAATTCAACCATATATTTAATAATATCATTAGGAGTATAATGACTAACTCCTGCAGGCTCATATGTATTATTATAATATTCAATTAAATCATGAATACTAATATTGTTGTGTTTAAAAATGCCTTCTATGCTTTTTATATAATTAGCGTCATAGTTTACATATTTACTTTGGCAATGGGGCAAATAATTAATTACAGCTTGCTTAAATCTGTTTTCTATAGATAAAGTTGTCTTTTTATTTTTATTTTCTTCGCAAATCATCCATACTAGCACAATTAAATAAATATCTCTATCATGTATTTTGCTTAAAGTTTTATCAAATATATTTTTAAAAGGTGTTCTATGTTTCATTTTTGAGTTACTCATTATAATTTTAGTCCTTGTTTTTATTTTTTTTATTTCTTATTATTAATTTTAATTTCTTATTCATCAAATTTAGAAAAACTTTGCACCTTTAGCTTATATGTTGGGGCAGTAGCTCCTTCATTTCCTTTAAACCCAGCTTCCAGTGTATGCTCTAAATGCTCAATACAAGATTGACT